ATAGATATAGGATATAAAAAATTGATTGTAAGTTCTAGTGGTGAATTTATAGGTGATAATAAAATTTATGAAAAAATATCAAGAAAGAAACAAGGAAGTAAAGCATTTAAAAGAGCATTGATAGAAAGAAATGAGTTAGTTAATATTTCTTGTAAGGCTTTAGATTTAACAAATGTTAAAGAACTTTTTGCAGAAGATTTAAAAAATGTTAAACATAAATCCAAAGGTAAAATACATAAAAAGTTTAATCATCAACTTCAACGGTGGGTGTATCCAAAAGTTTTGCAGAAGCTCGCTATGTTGTGTGAAGAGGAAGGAATTTTATTTAAGAAAATTCCACCTCAATATACAAGTCAAAGATGTAGTTGTTGCGGAGAGATACATAAAAAAAGCAGAAAGAATGAGCTTTTTAAGTGTATCTCTTGTAATTTTGAGAGTGATGCGGATTATAATGCTTCACTCAATATTTTACACATGGGACGATATGGTGTCCATGCTTTACAGCCTATTCTATGAACTAGCATAGGATAAAGCAACCATTGGCATTGTTACAAAAATTAAATATTCATGTGAGCCTATAAATTCAACTAATTTTCCATTTTTATCATATCTATTAAAATCAAGAGATATAACACCAAATCCCTTTTTCTGTGTTTCAAACTTAAATATAAAAAATTTACAACCTACAATATCCGTTGGAGTATTATTATCCATACCTGAAAACAGTATATGTTGATTTATAAACCCACTAGTTATGCTATCTTCCCCTATCTCCCATTTATAATATTGATAATCTGGTACTAATGGCAAAGATTTTGTTATTGTAAATTCACTTTCTGCAAATTTATGATGTATAAAATCAGCCTTAAATACTTGAATATAATGTACTTTTGACATAGCACAAGATGTATAAAATAATTTATTAAAATCCCCACAAGCTACAATATAATCGCCTATATATATTTTATCTTCTGTCTTTTCTCCATTATCATCTATTATTTGAATATATCTTCTATTCATTCCGTCTATATCAATAAAACCTTGTTCACCTAGTAATACAAAAAATGGCTCTAAACTTGATTGTACATATAATCCAATTCCCGGAGTTTTATGTACACCTAATTCTATAACTTCTCCAGCTATAACCCCCGAAGTATTTACATATTTATCTGGATTACCAACAACATCTTTTATATCAACTTCTCTTGTATAAGGATTATTTTCTTTTTCTTTTAAAAATTCGATATGTCTCTCCGCAAATCTTTTTTGTGATAATCCTAAAAAACTTACACTTTGCTCTAAAAATTCTTTTATACTTTTCATTATTTCACCTCTCTATATTATTTTTATTTATATTATCGATTATCAATTTTCCCTGAGTGTGGTCAAATTCATGTTGAAACACCCTTGCTTTTGTATTAGATAATTTTTTTATATGTTCTTTTCCATTTTCATCTATATATTTAATTTTAATTACAGTAAATCTTTTTTTATTATGGCAAGTGAAATAGGGAATACTTACACAACACTCATCTGCTACATTTTGTTCTTTACTATATTCTATAATCTCAGGATTGATAAAAGTTTTGTTTTTAATTACAAACATTGAATATAAATAGCCTATCTGGTTGGCTGTTAAGCCTAGCCAGTCATTATCTTTGCAAAAATTTTTCATTGTGTTTAAAACTCGGAAATGACTATTTGTGATAGTGTCTATCTTTTTTGTTTTTTGCATAAGTATCGGGTCGGGATACAATTTAATTGTTAAAAACATTATAAAACACCTTTTTATTATTATTCTATTTAAAACTACCCTATTTTAAAACTACCCTATTTTAAAATTATCCCACAATAAAATCTAACGGTTGGTACTCCACAAGACTATAATCTTGTGGCATTTGCTTGGTTATCCAAGCATTCTTTTTCTTGCTTCATTGACGTTCCTAACAGAACATCTCCACAAGCGTTAATTCCGCTATACCCTAGCGTATTTATACCTTGTTCTTTTATGTTAATACTAGAATTTAGGTCTCTATCCATTTTTAAACCACAATCAGGACAATTAAAAGTTCTCTTGCTTAAAGGCATATCTTGAATACAACCACATCTTGAACAAGTTTTTGAACTTGGAAAGAATCTATCAATTTTAATATAGTGTTTAAAACCCCACAAACACTTATATTTAAGTTGTCTGTTAAACTCAAACCATGAAACATCACTTATAGCTTTAGCAAGACAGTGATTTTTTAACATCCCTACAACATTCAAATCTTCTACCACAATTCCGTCATAGTTCTTGGCTATCGAGCTAGATGTTTTGTGTAGAAAATCCATACGACTGTCTCTTATTTTGTTATGTACTTTTCTTACTTTTAATCTCTGCTTAAAGTTGTTTTTCCCTCCCTTTTTCTTTTTACTTAAACTTCTTTGTTCTTTTGTTAATTTATCTTTATATTTATTAGTAATTTTAGGATTGTTTATTACTGTTTCATCTGATAATGTGGCAAACTCTTTTATTCCAACATCACAACCAACTATATTTTTATTTTTCTTCTTCTTTTCTTTAATTTCATACTCGCATAAAACAGAACAATACCATTTATTACCATCTTGAGATACAGTAATAGATTTAGGTTTTCCTCTCAAAGACCTGCTTTTCTTCCATTTAACTTCTCCAACTTTAGGGATATAAATAAAACCTTTTCCTAATCTCCATGCTTGAGGACTGGTAAAACTATCATTTAATTTAAGTTTCTTTTTAAACTTTGGAAAACCTTTCTTTTTTCTGAATGAGTCTTTTAATGCTTTATCAAATTGTCTAACAACTACAACTAAAGATTGTGAATGAGATATTTTAAGGAAAGGATATTCTTCTTTAAGTTCAGGTAAAGACATTGCTAATTCATACCAAAACTTAAACTTACCTGTTTCTTTATAATAATCCTGATTTAACTTTAATACATAATTCCATAAAAATCTAGTATTCCCTCCACATTGAAGTAAAACTTTTTCTTGTTCTTTAGTAGGTAAAATTTTATATTTAAAACCTTTTTGAATTAACATTTATTTACCCTACGAGAAAATCCAATGGAAATTGATATTTTGTATTTAGCTCCTCGTCAAGTTTTTCAATTTCTTCCTGCGATTCGCTTATCAATCGCTCTGTATTCAATTCAGCATCACCCGGCAATGGCAAATTAAATTTTGATAAATTTTCACCCCATTGTTTCTTTATTAAAGCTGTAGCGTATCTCTTTAATGTTATATCATCCCATAGTTGAGGCGTATTCTCTACATCTAACAATTTAAAACATTCTATAAATATCATTTTATCCTTTACATTTAAAATTTCACTCCAATTTATATCAATAAATAATTTATCCGTATATTTTTCCCACCTTATAGGTATATGTTCTGTTGTTGAAAAAACCTCATCAAGTAATCTTAAATGTTGCTTCTTCATTACATAATAACTAATATTTGAAAGTGAACCCATACCGCTAAAAGCCACATTAAAATTTAAGTGGTAGTTTATATTGAATATTGAGTCTATGTGTTGTGTTGAGTCTATATAGACCTTTAATATAGCTTGTATTTCTCCATGTGTATTGTCCAACAAGATATATTTATTTTTTATATCCTTTTCTGTAAGTTTATAACAAAGATACGTTCTCGTTGAAAAATCAAAATGTCTCTCTTGAATTATCTGTAACGCTTCATCTACTCTATCTTGAATTTGCTCTGTAGCAACATTTATTTCTATAACAGGGTCGCCAAGTTTTTTAAGACAGTAGGATATAAGCTCTTTTCTTGATTTAATTCTCATCTGTTTTACCTATTTTTATCTTTATTTATAAAATAATGGCATAATGCGTAACTATCCACCAAATCAGATATAGGATTTTTGTCAACATTTAATGTATCAAAAATCTTGCTTAAATCTATGCCAGTCTTTTCTGTGAAAGCGACATACATTGCAAACTTTGTAGCATTTCCCTTTCCTGTAAACGCTTTCTTACAAGAACTCGGTGGAACAATATCCATATCTATATTTTCTTTGTATATTTTCTGTTTAAGAGCCTGTGTATTTTCTGCTATATTAAAGCTCATAGACTGATTTATAGAACCATAAGAATAGCCCTCTAATACGCAATAGCAAGGTTTATATCTATTTATAATGTCTATAGCCCACGTTGAAATTATATCGTATTTTCTTGTTGAATGTTTTGTGTCAACCTTCATTTCTTTAAATATAGAATACCCAAAAATTTTATCCTTCCATATCCAATCTGTGTATTTCTTTTGATGAGATAAAAAATAAAACTTTTCACCCATATTGATACATATAGCTGGTGATGTTATAGAGTAATCGACTCCGATAATATTCATTTAATCTATTTATAATTTTTTTCTATTTTGAAGTTCTAACCTCCCTTTCAATCCAGAATAAATATTGCCATCTATTAAATGTTGTATATCTTCAGAAGTATAACCTTGTTTAGCAACCAACTCGTTAATATCTTTAAATTCTTTTTCTAAATGTGGTGGTGCTATAAATACCGACATTCCTTTGGATAAAACTTTTAACAAAATTTTACTTACTTCCTTATTATACTTAAAATCATTGTCAAATACTATAACACAATTTTTTCTTTTCTCTTCTGACAAATCTAATAAAAACAGATATTTTGAAATACCTGTCAATGCTATAGAATTTTTAGTATATAAGCTATCAAATACCCCTTCATATACATAAAACCTTTTTGAAAAATTACAATTAGAATAATTAAAAATAAGGTTATTATCCTCATTTTTTAAAGAATTAGAATTATACTTAAAAATAAAATAGCGTAATCCTCCGCCAATTTTTGTTTCATTAAGTTGTTCAATTTTTCTTAATTGAAACCCTATTATTTTATCTTTATCAAAAACACTATAAAAATACCACCCTACCCAATAATATGTAGCAATCTCCGATGTGGGAATGTTTAAATGTTCTTTTGAAAATGTATAAAAACTCTCTGGAGATACATAAAAAAATTTTGTTAAAGTTTCTTTTGGAATCTTCCTATTGACTAAAAGATATTGATTTGCAATGTGTGAAAATGGAAGCGTTTTAATTTGTAACGTATTCAATATTTCTGGAGCAGTAGAGATTTTTTTCACTTTATTATCACTTTTTGTTAAAACATTTCCAATATCATCTTTTTTTGTTAAACAAAAATTATCTGTCAACACCTGTTTTCTATACTCCAGCCATAAATTGTAATTTATGTCTTTTAGAAATGAATAAAATGTAGTGTTTTTATTACAATTAAAACAATGGTAAAAAAACTTTCCACCATTTTTATAAAGATTCCCTCTTTTTTTCTTTTTTGACTTTTTAGAATCTCCACAAAAAGGACACCTGAATATAAACAAATCCTTACTTTTCTGTTCAAACCCTAAAAGATAAGGTTGGAGTTGTTTTATAAACTCATTTTCGACCATAATAAACTCTTTATCCCGTTCTGTTAATGTCTATACATTTCTGAAAATTCCACCATAAATTTAAACAGTCTTTCAAATTCTTTAGCAATATTCCCACCACTTAATACTATACTTATATAAACATTTCCCAATTCCATATCTTCTAAAGAAGATATTCTAATATAATCATTTTTAGTATAATTATTATTGTCATAAATAAATAATTCTAATTTATTTTTAGCTTCTTTAACTTCCCAAAAATTTAACTTATCCAATAATGAATATAGACTCTCCATATCAGCTTTTACAGTATCAGAGTTGACCTCAAACCAAACTTTAGAAATTTCTTCTATATAAGCATCTAATAATCTAATATCCTTAATAATTTTATCTACACTATTCATTAAATTATTGGTAGTTCTAATTAAATCTGTTTTCATTCTTGCCATTTTTTATATCTTCCTTATTATTTCTTTTTAATTAAACTTGCGAGAGTAGTATCGCAAAAAATCATCATCATCTATAAAAAACTTATTTTCTTCAATATCATCTAAAATCGCATCATCACTATAATTGATATTTACTAAAGTTTTCTTTAATGTATCTAAATTTTGATATTCAAGTTTATTATAAAAATATGCCATGATAGTACACCCCCCCCATATTGAATAATTAAAAAGGTAGAAAACCATTATTTTCTTTTATTTATAAACATGTCGTTTATTGAATATATTAGCATCTTTTACTACAATACTTCTGCCCAATCTTCGGATAATATTTTTATCATCATCAATTAAGTAATCAATATTTTCTTTACCAATTTTATTTGTTATAATATCATTTTTAAAAACCATTGCTTTCCTATAGTCTTTTTCGTTCCTCATAAATTTCTTATGTGGAACAGGTAAATTATTTCTTTTGAACCATAAATCGACCATTTTACCGTAGCTTTCGCCTTTACCAGTAACAATATACACTTGTTTTCCAGCGTCCATTTCTTTTTTGTAAAGGTTTACAGCTGGTAAAGGTTTCGAGTCTAATGTTTTATCGTGGTACGCATTAAATTCTTTTTCGCCATTTTTTGTTACACCAGCGAGATATTTAAACCTATCCTTATGGGAAATTAACGTGTTGTCGAGGTCGAACAATACTACTTTTGTTTCTTGTTTCTTCAAATTTTTTTTCATAATAAACTTTCTCCTTTTCTTATCTTATATTATATACTATCACACTTTTTTATGAATGTCAAGTATTTTTTTCATTTATTTTAATTTATTTTTTCTATAAATTGAAGAATTTTATCCAATTCCATTGCCATTTCTCTACTTATAGCTTTTTCTATAATTATTATATCCGTATATATAGTCGCAAGTTCTATAATATCTAAAGAACTTAACCTAATAAAATCATCCCCATCATATATATATAAATCAAACCCTTCTTCCTTTTTATTTTCTCTTGGTTCAAAATATTTTATTTTTTCAAAAAGTTTATATAGTTCCTTAATATTTTCTTCTGTCCAATGGGAAGTATTATTTAACAATTCTCCTTCTATCCACCTAATATCTTCTATAATTTCTTCCAAAAGGTTTTTAATGCTATCTGTATAATTTGTAAAACTACCCATAATATTTTTCTCCTTATTATTCTTTTACTTATTTATATATTATTTGGATAATAAACTAACTAAAAGATGTCCCATGAAATATACAATAAATAATATTATAACTATATTAAAAAACTTATCACAACCTTTTTCTACCTTAGATTTTTTCATATTTAACTCTCCTTTTTTCATCTTATATTATATACTATCATACTTTTTTTTGTTGTCAAGTCTTTTTTAAAATTTATTTTATTAAATGTTCAGCAATTTGTATAGCGTTCAAAGCTCCGCCCTTTATAAGTTGGTCTCCGACCACCCAAAATGATAACCCTTTCTTTGTGGATAAATCTTTCCGTATCCTCCCCACATAGCAATTTTCTTTTCCAGCTACAAACAATGGAGTAGGATATTCTGAATATTTTACTGTGTCATCTAGCAAAGTAATTCCCGGAGAATTTTTAAATATTTCCCTTGCCAGTTTTGGTGAAATTTTCTTCTTAGTTTCTATGGTTATTGACTCTGAATGTGCTGTTAGCACAGGTACTCTAACACAAGTCGCATTAACCGTAATATTTTCATCACCTAAAATTTTCCTTGTTTCATTAAACATTTTCATTTCTTCTTTTGTATATCCATTGTTCTTAAAATCATCAATTTGTGGAATTACATTAAATAATAATTGATGTTGAAAATATTTCCTACCAAAAGATACCCCCTCCGCATATTTTTTCGTTTGTGTTATAAGTTCAGCTAAACCCTTTTCGCCTGCTCCAGATGAAGCCTGATAGGTTGACACAATAACTCTTTTTATTCTACTATAATCATACAAAGGTTTTAAGGCTACCAACATTATTATAGTGGTACAATTAGGATTTGCAATAATCCCCTTTGTATGTGTAAATATTTTTTCAGGATTAACTTCGGATATAATTAAAGGTACATCTTCATCCAACCTAAAAGCACTGGAATTGTCAATCACTATAGCACCAGAATTAACTGCCTTATGAGCGTAATATTTACTGATAGTCGCTCCTGCGGAAAAAAATGCTAAATCTATATTTTTAAAACTATCCTTTTCTATAGATTTTACTTCATATTCTTTACCACAATAAACAAGTTTTCTACCGATAGATTTTGGCGAAGCAAAAAGTGTTAATCCATCAACAGGGAAATTACGTTTTTCTAATAATGTTAAAAATGTTTTGCCTACCGCTCCTGTTGCTCCAACAATAGCAAGATTTATTTTTGGTCTTCTCATTTTAAATATCCCATGTTATTATATATTCAACATTTGGAAAACCTTTAGTTATCACAACTTTAGGATTTTTTACATTATACATCCCAAGTATCCCCAAATATACACCTTTACAAAGTTTTTGTGAAAAGTAGGGATTAGTGCCATGAATTACAACCCTGCCATTTATAGCTTCAACAAGTTTTTTTGGTCTTACCTCACGCCCTCTATGGTTTTTTAAAAATGTTTCTACTGAATATTTAAGCAAGTCTATTGGTGTTTTAATGTGGTTTGGCAATCCACCCATTCTTTTTATTTGAGGATACATACTTTTCCCTAAAGTAATTATTGCGTTTTCTTTTGTTATAGACGCTTCTGCGTATTTATCTATAAAAAGAGCAAACAATTTGGTATCATACCAACCTTCAGGATCTAGTTCGTTATAATGAAGCCCAACCCTTTTAAATAATTCATTATCAGCTTCTTTAAGACTATCTTTATATAATACCATTAACCTTCCACATAATATAATAAGTTTCCCTTTAGTTTCTGCCACGTTTAACCCTCCTCTTGCAAAAGTTGTTTATAGTTTTTATTATTTTTTGGCATAGTAAAAGAATTAATGTCTTTATCATTTTCATTATCAATATTAAATAATCTTGATTTTGACCTATCTATCCCAACTAAAAATTTTCTATGGAGGTAATCATCATTATACCGATTTTTTAATTGTTTTACCATTATTTGATTATTTTCTCTAAATTCTTCATTATCAATAAAAGCTACATAAAAATCGGCTGTCTGTGGGATAGCATAAGACTCCCCTGTGTCTTCTAGCTCATAATCTGAACTATTACCTCTCTTGGTCTGTGTAGCTGTGAATAAAGGTACTTTATGCTCTACCGCAAATCCTCTTAACTCTTCAGCGACTTGTTTCCCATTGGAATATAAACCTACTGCTGGTCTTCTTGACGCACAAATATTTAAGTAATCAACAATAATAATCTCTGGTTTAAAATTTTTCTTAATTTTCAATTCTTTAAGCAAACTTTCAAAATGATTTACGTTCCCTAATGATGTTGGATATTCCTTAATAAACAATTTTGATTTTAATTTTTGTTTTATTATATTAAATCTTGATTTATAGTCATCAACATTAAAAGCGTGTAATTCATTTTTCGTTACATTAAATATATTTTCATCAATCCTTTCAGCTATCTTATTCTCTGACATTTCAAGCGTGATATACAATACATTAAATCCTTGTCTTAAATAGTGCGAGGCTAAATGACAAAGAGTTATGGATTTACCAACTCCAGTCTTTGCCATAAATATATTGAGTGTTTTTTCTTCAAATCCCCCATCTGTTATTAAATTTAATTCATCAATATCTGTAGGATATTTCTTTTCTTTATTTTTATATAAATTAAATCTCTGTTCAGCATCTTCGTTGTAATCATGTCCTACTGATGTGTCAAAAGTAACAGATAAAGCCTGTAACATCACATCTACAATATTATCTTTGGTTTCTTTTTTGCCATTTTCAGCAATATCTATACATTCTATCAAAGCATTATATACAGCTTTATCATAACAAAATTTCTCTGATTTTTGTATTAAATACTCTTCATCTAATTTGACTTCAAGATTATAAATTTCTTCAAGTAAAGTCTTTATATCTGTTATCTGTTTTTCATCAATAATTAGTATTTTATTTTCTTTTAAAAATGTATCATCTTCCAAGCATAATAAAATTGTTTCAAAAGATGGCGTATTACTATACCTTTCTGAATAGCTTTTTATTATAGAAAAAATTAGATGAACATTAAAATCCACCAAAAAATAATTCTTTTTAAGGAAAGGTAATACCATTCTTGCGTATCTGTCATCAGTAATAAGTTTATTTAAAATATAAAATTCAAATTTAATGTCTTTAATCATTATTATAACTCCATTATTTGTTATACATTATTTTTATCGTTTAAATATTTCATTATAATAAAATTTTTTGCTTGTTTATTATATTTCTTTTTTGGATTTTCTAAATCTTTACTTTTATCAATTTCCTGTAATCTTTTTTGTGTTATATTTATTGCCAACTCTCCATTATCACAACCAACCCAACAACGACCGAGTTTTTCAGCAACAGTAAGTGTCGTACCACTACCACAGAAAAAATCCATTACTAAATCACCTTTATTTGTGGATACTTTTATTATCCTCTCTAAAAGTTTTTCGGGTTTTTGTGTTGGATAACCAATTAGTTCACTCCTATATTTTTCTGTTGCCCAAATATCTATCCACCAATCTTCTACTTTTTTACCCTTATTTTCTAATTCTTTTAACAACTCCTTATTTTTCCTTTCCTTGTTTTTAAACATGATTCCTGTATTACTTAAACCATGTTTATATGAAATATATTGAAGATTGAATAAATTATTTTTTGTTTTTGTATAAAATAGAATATAATCGTGTTTTCTTGGAAAATATTTCATTACTTTTCCGGGTCCAGTATAGCACCAAACAATTTCATTTCTAAAATTCTTTTCACCAAAAATTTCATCCATTAAAACCTTTATATAATGCCCTTTTCTATAATCTAAATGTACGAAAATACTACCATCATCAGATAAAATTTCTTTTGCTAAAATGAGTCTTCTTCTTAAAAACTCTATAAATTCTGCTCCTTGCAATTTATCTATATATGCTTTTTGTCCATCACTCCCTTTAAAATTATTTTTTGTTCCAAAAGGTGGGTCTATATATATTAGTTTTACTTTATCTTTTATTTTATCTTTAATTAAAAAGTCTTTATTTTCGTAAATCGTTTTTAAAAATTGAAGATTATCACCAAAAACAAGTATATCTTCCCATGACACATCACTATCATTATTAAAAGTTTTTTCTATTTGTAAAGAAACAGGAAATATACCATCTTTATTAGCAAATAAATCTTCTTTAAGTATTTTATTATTATATACCAAATCCATTATAAATTATTCCCGAAAATTTTTTGGACAAGTGGTTCAAGTGTTTTAAGAAATTCAGATGTAAAATATTTTTCTGGATTTTCGTTAATATGTTTTTCAAAAACTTTTTCGCCACTAGGAAATTCATACCTTGTAGATGTTTTTGTAATTAATCCAACTTCTTCAGCAATATTAACTAATCCATAATATCTATCAAGTGGTTTTCCGTATTTTAATAAAAGACTCACTTTTTTATTTTCTTTTGTAAATCTTGATTTATATGTTTTTGCAGAAAATATAATCCCTATAGTTTCTTTTGCTGTACTCCCTTTTAAATATTTTTTTGTAAGTTCTATTATACTACTTGAAGCATATTTTATTCCCATCCCTCCAGATATTTCGTTTCTTGGAATATATGAACCAATGGCAGAATATGTGTGATTTGTTATTAAAAATGGTACATTTGCTTTGCCAAGATGAAGTGTCAACGTTCTAAACACGCCCTTTATCTTCTGTGCCCTTGTCATATCTCTTTTATCAGCACCTTTCATTGTGTCCTCTGTTTCTTTAGAAGTGGATAGCATGCCTAAACTGTCAAGACACAACATTAAAGGTGGTCTTTTTTGTTTTTTCTTTCCTTCTTCTTCTTCATCAAAATTATCGTAACAATCTAATACTTTTAAAATCTCTGAGCCTAATTCTTCAACCGTTGATACCTGTTGAATTATAAATCTTTTTGTATCAATACCTCTACTTACTAATAATTTATTTGTTAAAGCATTTTCTGTTTCAAAGTAATAAACAACCCCATCTTTTGATTGTTCTAAAAATGACCTACAAGCAGTCAATACAAGGAAGGTTTTGCCTGTTCCTTCTTGTCCAACAAGTGCTGTAATTTTATTCTGTGGAATACCACCGAAAAGACTACCACTTAATAATACATTAAATGCGTAACTTCCTGAGTCTATGAACTTATTCGTATCTCCATAAATCCCTTCTGACGCAACATTAACAAAAGGATTTTCTGATATTTTAAGTAATTTGTCAATAAAACTTTCTGACATTAAAACCTCCCACTATAATATTTTTAATATTTCTAAACCATTGCTTGCTAGACCACAACTATAATAGTTACCCATCATATAAAATCTAAAATCATCTGTCAACCTTAAATTATTATTTTGTTGCAACCCATATAATAATATGGTTTCACCTTTATTTATATTCAACTCTTTAAATTTATTTAAAGAAAGTATGTCCATATCAGACATATTTTCAATATATTTAACATTTTTTATTTTTTTTAATACTTCATTCTTAAATCTTTCTACTGTTATTTTTTCCTTTAATTTTATTGATACCATAATATTAACAACATTTTGTGGAGTATTGAAAGAAACACTCCCTAAAATTGTAATTCTGGATTTAATATTTAATAACAGTTTTATTTCAGTTTGTAAACGCTTTTCTTCTGCTTGACAACATTTTGATTTTTTATTTATTGTTTCTGTATTAAATTTTATAAAAGAATTATCAAAATTATTTACAGAAACTAGAGGATTTTTAGTATTCGTTTCACATACTACCAATACTTTTATAATAACTCCAAAATTATGTTTAATGCCATTTAAAACTTTTGATATGATAATTCCCACACTAGACGGAGAACCTATAATTGGATAATCTTTCTCTATTATATCAATGTTTTTAATTTTTGGTATGATTACAGGAATATTATTATATTCTTTAATATATTGTATATTACCTGTTATATCTAAAATTTTTATATCTTTATTAGACAAAAAAATAGATAGATGTTCTTTTGATAAAAATTCTGATTGACAAATTATTATTATATTAGATTTATTTATTTTTCTTTTTTCAAAAAATTCTATAGAAATATCATAACCTCTTAATTTTACTTTCATAATAATATCATTTTCTTTTTGTAAACAAAACAACCTAATATCATTATATAAAAATTTTTCTTTTTCAAGAATATCTAAAAAAGCTCCACCTAGCTCTGTATTTGCTCCTAACACTGCCATGTTAAAAATATTTATTTCGACACCTCCTATCTTTTTAAAAATGTCAACTGATTTTTGTTAAGGTGTTTGTTCATCATTATTAAATCCAACCCCAACACTTTTCCTATCATATCAATTTGTTCTACGAAAGTTTTTTCAAATTCTGTGTCATAGTCAATATAATTTATTAACTCAAACTCTTTGGGTATTTTTGAATGAAAAGCAATAACATTCATGTTCCAAATATTGGGTTTTAAATATACCATTTTTATCTTATCACCTTCTTTAATTTTATCGTATTTATTTTCAATTTTATAGTAATCTATTAAATGATTATAAAATAAAGCACCTTTTATATGAAATCCGCTCCCCTTTCTATATATCGTATTTTTATCTGAATATTTTTTTAAGTGATTGATTGATTTTGCCCTGCTTATTTCATTATGTGGAAGTTTTTTAAAAATAGTTTTAGTCTCTTTTATATATTTTTTTAAATCTATCTTTATATTGTCAATATTATCTTCTTCCGATAAAAAATATTCTTTTATGACATTTATTATTCTTTCTTTACAAAATGGTGGTATCCAAGAACTAATGGCAGATATACCTACCATTTTTAATTTCTTTTCTCTTATACCTTCATCATCAACAATAGATAATATATATCTTTTCTTTGCTAAAAATATCCCCTTATCTGCGATAACTTCTCTTTTCATTACAATTCTATTTTCATAACTATTTAATTTTATAGCAATTTTTTTAGCGTCCTGAACAATTATTTTTTGTATCTCTGGTGAAACTTTTTTATCTAAAAAATTTATAATCTTTTCTTTACCCTTTAACTTTAATTTTTCTATAAATTCATCAAATCTAACATAAATTGAGTCTGTGTCCATAGCAACAATATAATCTTCTTTTTCTTTATTTAGAATAGTTTTAATATAATTATTTACACTATTTTCTATGCTCTTTATTATATATTGCCCGGTAGATGTTACGCTTTCAGCAAGTTTAATATTAAAGAATTTAAACCATATACAACCTAAAGCTCCGTACAAAGAATTTAATTGTATTTTTTTAATATGTTGATAGCTGGAATAATAATCCGCTCTAATTTTATATTTTTCTAATTTAGTATCAATATATTTTTTATTATTATCTTTACTCAATCTTTTACATCTTTGACGTTCTTTATAAATTTCCTTTATTAACGTTGGAAGTATTCCACAAGTTTCTTTTGTATATTCAACAGAATTAAGAGTAAATGTAACATTTTTTTCTTTTAGATATTCATTTCTTGTTTTTATTTCTTCTTCGCTTTCATTTTCAATATCATTCGGGTTTATTATTTTACTATATTCTTGTGGACAATATGTCTCAAACGAAATATTTTGCTGGACAATTATATTAGGATAAAGTGAGTCAATATCAAACGCCATTATCCATAAATATTTGTTGGGGATAACTTCTTTGACATAAGCACCAATATATTCACTGTCTTCATTATTAGTATATGTATTATATAACATTACTAATTTATGTTTTTTATAATATTTGAATATAATCTGTTCCCACATCTTTGTTGGGAGTAATACATTATCGTAAGGCATAACAGCGTCATAAATTAAATGTAGTACCATATCCATAAATTTTAATTTTTTATCTAATTTATTAACCAAAGCAACATCTTGAATATTATATTTAACATATAAATCATAATTTTCTTCGTATAAGTTATTTAAACTGAGATAATCATTACTATATTCAATCTTTCCTTCGCCCAATTCTATTTGTGAAATACTATCCAAAGAGTATGAAGGTCTATTTTTAAATATATATTTTTTATATATAGATAAATAATCAAATATTGTAACACCTGCTATTGTATAATATTTTGTAATTTGTTTTGTTCCAAATACATATTGGGATTTTGTATGTTCTTTAATAACTCCCCAAGAACTTAGCCCTAACCATAAATTTTTATATGCTGTAGAAAATTTAAAAACTCTTTTCATCCGGTTAATTAAGTATGTTATATCAAAATCTCCAACATTCCATCCAGTTACAATATCTACGTTTAAAGATTGCCATACTTCAATAAATTTTTTTAATAATTCTTTTTCATCTTTACAAAAAATATAAGTGGTATCTTCTTCAATAGATTTATCCTGTATGGGTCTCAATCCAAGTGTTATAAATTTTTCATCATCACCTTTATATAAATTGCCTAGCGTGATAAGACATAATGGAGCGAGTGCGTCTTCCGGTTTAGGAAAACCATCTTGCGATACAACTTCTATATCTATATTGATTATATTAAGACAAGGTTTAATTTTTTCTACATCAAATTTTGTTTCAGCGTAATTATCTGCTAACCAACATGACCTAAAATCTTTATTCCCATACAACTTATAATTAGAAATATCTTGATATTTCTTAACATAAGCATAATAATCATAAATTGATGTGAATGTATGTTTTTTTAATTTGTGTTTTGTGATAGGCTCATAATAAAAACCTTCGTTATCTTCCATAAAAATTGATGGTTCATATTTAACCTTTGTATATACATCTTTATTATTTTTATATTCTTTAGTTAATAAATAATTTTTTTCTAAAAAAACATTTTTATAAAACTTCATAAAACACCTCCCATTCACATAATAATATTCTTTTTACGCAACAAGTCAAGTCATAATTCTACATCAGTTTTACTTCGTTTTTATTGCCATGTTCCCGATAGCTAATATGAACCCAACTATTGCCTTTTTTTGGAGTTTCTAAAATAAGTTGATTAAATTTTAAATTAGTTTTACACCATTCAAACAATTCTTTAATATCTACACCTTCAACAACTATATCTGACGCTCTACCGATAAGATGTTCACTTGTTGAAGTTCCTTCAGCCAATTTATTAACTTTTGGACATCTATATCCAGAAGTTATATAAACTGGTTTATCAAAATTTTCTCTAATAGGGTCTAAACAATGTTCTGTTAATAACATTATATTTTCTATAACAGATTGATTTTTTGTTTTATTATCAATATTATGTGTTATAGCTATTTTTGACCTAAAAAATTCATATAATTTAAAATGTTTACCAACTTTAATCTTAAAAAAATCCTCATCATTATTTTTAATAGACTGTTGCTCTCCTTTAGTTACAACCTTTCTATTCACTAAAAACATTATAAAATCATCAATAAAAAGATTTATTTTAAACACATAAGAAACAAATAATTTCCAATTTGAAAATAATATTACAGCTATTTTCTTGTATTCTGACATCTTTTATCCTCCCATTTTGTTTAAGCTAACACAACACAAAACCATATTTTTAGTTAAAATAGTTTGTTCTACTTCTTTATTTATAATATAAACAGATAAGGGATTTTCTTTTAAAATATCAGGTTCAAAATATTGTGGTATAACTTCAAGATGATTTGCAAGATATTGATTAACACAACTAAATGCTTGTAATATACAATTTTCGGGTATTTTCGTAAACATATATCCAGTAGATATTAGTGCCTTTTCATGTTGTCGTAACATTATAAAATCATTATTTACAACATAATTTAATACTCTATTATATTTATCCAACAATAAAATTTTATCATCTAAATTAAAATGAGGATAAAAGTAATAACAATGTTCAGTTGGAAAAGTTTTAAAATAATCCTTTACACCTACATCAATTTTTGTTATTTCCATGATTTTTAAACTCCTGTAATTCTTATGTTTTCTGACTTTTTATGATATTTCCCCAAGTTATGGTTGCCCTTCCTATAAAATTTTATAGAATTGGCTTTTGTAAGGCATGGACATCATATTGTCCCATGTGTAATATATTAAGTGAAGCATTATAATCGGCATCACTCTCAAAATTACAAGAAACACAACAAAAAAGCTCATTCTTTCTGCTTTTCTTATGTATCTCTCCACAACAACTACATCTTTGACTTGTATATTGAGGTGGGATTTTCTTAAATAAAATTCCACTCTCTTCACACAACATAGCGAGCTTTCTCAAACATTGAGAATACACCCACCGTTGAAGTCGATTGTTAAACTTTTTATGTATTTTGCCTTTAGATTTATGTTTAACATTTTTTAAATCTTCGACATATAAACTTTTAACATTTATTAAATCTAAACTTTTACATGATAAATTAACTAGCTCATCACGTTCTATTAAAGCACGTTTAAAAGCCTTACTACCTTGTTTCTTTCTTGATATTTTTTCATAAATTTTATTATCACCTATAAATTCTTTATCTGAACTTACAATCAATTTTTTATATCCTATATCAACAGCTTTTTGTTTACCTTTAGTTTTTATTATGGGAGCTTCTTTTTCAAAAATTATATCAGCAAAATAACCTTTTTCATTTATTCTTAATCTAATTGATTTTTTAATTGTCCATCCGTCTTGTAAAAATTTATTAAAATGTATATGCTTTTTGGATGGTAAATTAAGACTAAATCTTTTACCAAACTTATTATCAATTTTATTACTAACAGTTAAAAGTTTAACCCAAATATCAAAAGAATTTATATCTTGTGTAATTTTAATAACTCTTGAATCAAGTTCCATTATAAGTTTATTTAATGTAGGTTTAGATTTTTTCTTTTTCTTACGTTGTGGTTTAATAATAGAAAGAGCATGTTTTGAAGCTGTTTGTTTTAAACAAGCGGATAACCAACTATCAACAGTTGTATCTTTGACAAAACTGCCTGAAAATTGTTGCTGTTCCCAAAGTCTATCTATAAATATATTAACAACTCTTTGATATTCTTCAGCAATTATCTTTAATTTTTCAAGTTTACCTTTATTAACAAATTTAAGATTTATTGTTGACTTTCTTATCATCTTTATTAAACCTCTTAATATATTCTATTTATAAAATAACTCATTTTTATACTACTTATTCTCTACCTTTTTATGATATTTGCCAAGATTATATTTCTCTATCAGTTCATAATTATCTTTTTCCTTAAAGGGTATAATATCTATGTTAATTTTTTGTAATTTATCTCCAACTTCTTCTATCTGTTGTTTATCTTTCGGTATTAACAACCCCCACTTTTCTAATAATTTTATAATCAACAACTTTCTCATTATATCATACTCTTGAATTTTTACCTCTTTGCCATCTAAACCAAATAATTCTTTAAAATGGACAATATAATATTTACCACGTTTAAATAAAATATGACAACTCTGATATAATTTCATATTCTTTTTAATTCCCATTCGACTCAATGTTTCTTTAATCTTTAAAAAGTTTTCGTTTGATGTTAATTCCACTTCACAAAAGGTTTCTGTAATAAGTTTTTCCAAATTAGTTTTCACCAAATTAGTTTTCCCTTCCAAATTAGTTTTTTGTTCCATTTTTTCTAATACCTCCCTTATTTTTAAATACCTGAGTATTTACCATTTTTTTTAAATCCTCCTCCCCTATTAAATCTTCTACCTCTAAACTTCTTACAAAATTATATCCATAATAATCCACTATTTGTTTAATTTTATCTGTAATTTTCCATTTAAACCATTTTGTTATAACTTGTGTACGTCTTTCTAAACAAAAATAATAAAAATCATATTGTTGCTGTGGAGTTAAATTACTATGTTGGTTCATTATATTAGCATACTCACAAGTGTCATAAAAAAATGAATAATACCTGTTTGTTAAAAAGGGTATATAATTCTCCACCTCTTTATTATGTCCACCAATTTTTTTATTTATATTGTTTAATATATCAAAAGGTGAAGCACTTTTTTTTATTGTACCATTTTTTTCATTATCTTTTTTTAATAATGTAGATGATTGAAGTTTCATTTTTTAAATTTTACCTCCTGAAATATATTTACTAAACAAGCTATCAAATTTAATGTTTTATCTAATACAAAAGATTGCTTGTATTGATAATCTGCTAACAAAATAAGTAGCGATGGTATACTTTCAGTGTCAACAACAGAAAATAATAAATCATATAATTCTGTATATATAGTTTCATAATTATATGGTCTTTCACCTAACAATTTTCTTAATTTATAAAAATCACCCCCTTTTACATACTCCACAATTAAAGTTAAATCTGGATTTGTTTTTTTCAACACAGAAAATAAACCAACATCTAATTTATTATCATTAACAATACAATATCTCTGAACCTCATTTATGATTTTCCTAAAATCGGGATAAAAATAAAGTATCAGTTTTGCCAGTGCTTTTTTGCCGGTGTCTGTAACTTCTATATTTTCTTCATTTAAAATAAAAAGCATCCTCGTAAAAAATGAAAAAGATAATTGGGTTTTTTCATCGTTATCTTCTTTTAAATTAAAATATACAGTTGAACACCTTGACCTTAGTGGTTCTATTATTTTATTTTCAAAATTAGCTGTCAAAATAAAACTACTATTTTTTGAATATTGCTCCATAAATGACCTTAAAGCTGGCTGTGTAGAATTAGCATTTAGATAATCTGCCTCGTCTAAAATTACAATTTTTCTTTTATTATCAAAAGATGTTACAGAACAGAATTTTAATATTTTATCTCTTATAATATCTATTCCATTTTGTAAACTTCCATTGATAAAAAGATAATTCAAATTTTGTTGCTCTGCCAATATCTTTGCAACTGTTGTTTTTCCTACCCCTGCTTGACCTGCAAATAAAAGATTTGTGTTGTTATCACTATTTACTATACTCATCAAAGCAGTTTTTAAATACTCAGGAAATATACAATCTTCAACTTTTTTAGGTCGATATTTTTCCACCCACAATATATCATTTTTTACCATATTTTTCATAATTTTTATACCTCCACATTTATTGTACTGATAAAATATTCTAACAATTCTAAATCTTTATTGCAATATGTAAATTTTAAACAAGCTGGAGTGAACTCAATTATATAATCACTTTCTATTATTTTTAAATCACTCTTACTTATACATATATCAAAATCTTCTGTTATATCCCCACAACTTTCTAATGTTGTAACAAAATTATGTTCTGAACTATTACCCAATTTTATTATAATATTTTGTGTTTTTTCTTCTCCTAGAAAATGACACCTATCATAATTAAAAATATTAGATATTTTTAATATTTCTTTTATAACCGATAACTCTATCTTTAATGTACCAATAAAAGGCTCACATTCAATATCCTCTTCAGGTGGAAGTGTCAACGTAGAAGTATCCGCATAGTAATACTTTATTTGTTTTGTCCCTTCTGTTAATAAAAGATACCTGTCATGGAAAGTCATATCTAATTTTTCAAAGTTAAATATTCCAATGACATTTAAAAATTGTGATACATCAAATATCCCAAAATTGATGGGAAATTTTGTTTGTGATATAAACTTTGCAAAAATATTTATTTCTGGCGAAAGCGAAGAAATAATATTGCCTTCTCGTATATATATACTATTGTTTATAAGAGCAAAATTCTTTAAAATCGTTAAATCTTCTAATTTTAATTTCATTGAAAACCTCCCCTTTACTGTCCATCTTTGAATTTTATCCAATCAATTATATTCTTAATTAAGAAACTCCTATTATGTATCATTTTTAATATATCTTCAAGATATTTTATTATTTGTTTTTGATTTTCTATTTCTGTCGTTAATTTTATTACATCATCATCACTTTCTACATAACTTTTTAACTCAGTTTTTAAAATTTTAAGATAGTTTATATCCCAACCTAAATTCTCACACTCTTCTTTGCTTAATCTACCACTATAATATTTTGATTTAAGTAAGGAAAGTTTTTTATACTCGGCAAGCAAAGAATTATATTTTTTTGATTGATGTAAATATATAACCCAATACTTGGAATGAAGTACCGGAGTTAAAGAAGCAGATTCCTCTAACTTTGTGTTATCAATTTTACAATCATTTTTCCATTCTTCAATAAAACTATGTTTTTTTTTTAAAACCATAAAATACCTCTCTTTTGAACTAGCCGGTAAAACCGACCAGTTCAATATAAAACACTACTTTATTCGTTAGGTTGTTTTTTTAACGCCTTTTCTAATAATTTTTCAACCTCAACCATTGTTGCGTCAATTATCTCTTGTTTAAAATTTTCTAAATCCAAACCATTATCTTCTTCTTTTTCTTCTTCTTTTGGTTTTTCTGTAGTTTCTTCTTTATTTGTTTTATTAGCAACCTGTTCTAACAAACCTGAGAACATACCAGCTAAATCACTCGCTCCATTGGGAAACATATTCTTTACACCTTCTACCAAATTATCTAATCCTTCTGAACCTTTTTTCTTTGCCATGATTTTATACTCTCCTAAAATTTATTTTTGTATTATATATTTATTTATAAAAAAAAATCAATATTTGATACCAATTATATTTTCTCTTTCAAAGAAAAATTCAAAAAAATTATACAAAGAGTGGTATTTAAAACTTAATCTATTTATATCAACTCTATGTTGAATAAAAGCATATTTAGGACACATTCCTTTCCCAAATCGCCCTATAACATCATTTATTATTATATAAGATTTACAAATAGGAGAATATTCAATCTGTTTATATCTATAATCAAAGCTATTAAAAAAAATTCCATTCTTTAATCCAAATTTTACACATACGTTTTGAGCTAAAAATCCACCCAAAGAAAAACCTGTAACCACTATATCGTATCCTTTATATTTAGATAAAATATTTTTAATTATCCCATAGGATTGTGTTAATTGTTTTATTCCAACACTCATAGGTCTATTAAATAACATATTAAAATAAATTTTTATATTTGTTTTTATATCTCCTACTTCAATCCTTCCTTTTGACATATCTGTCCCATCAATACAAATTATAAGTTTTTTCTCATCTTTCTTTTTAAATACAACAACATCTAAACCAGACTTTAAATCTAAAAGTTTTGTTATAGGATACCACATATTAAAAACATCAATAATAAACTCCAAACTCTTTGATTTTGTTACGTCATAATCTCCTCTCATAATTCTATTAAAATATTGCAAACTTAATTTGTCTTCGTGTTTTATATCTAAATCATTTGCCATGTATTGTAACAAAAGTAGTGCTGTTTTATCTTCTGTGGATATAATTATTTTCTTTTTATTTTTCATATCAATTCTTTTTATTGGAAACAATAAAAAAATAGAATACCGTATAAAAATATTTATAACTCTTATATAAATTTGTTTAATTCTTCTTCGTAATCTCATTTTAATACTCCTTAATGATAATGTCTTTGTGAATTTTATTAAATAAATCATAATTTATTAAAGTTTCTATTGTATCTAAATCTATAATATAATCCTTCCAATCATTAGTAATATTATTTATGTTTGTTTTATCATTAGTTACCATTATACATAAAGATTGGGTATCTGTTTCTCTGGCATTTATTCTTTTTAAATCTTCGTCCCCATCATCAATAATTAAAACACACTTAAACAAATTTTCTGGCACTCCAATTTCTTTTTTACTAATTTTTCCTTTAGTTTGAAAAACACCTGATATTATATATAATTCTTTATCTGTTGTCTTTACTAAACTTCTCAACCATTGTTCAAAATAATACCATACCTTTCGATTTGTAACACTAATTTGTGGCACAATATTTGTCATTACAAACGTCTCTTTATTTTCTTCTTTAATTCTTGTTCTATCACCAGATGGACAAATATGTCCTCTATCATAACCACTATTAGTATAATCGCTACTTAATACCCTTACAAAATTCTTAGGCAATAATTTATCTTGAATAAACCCACCAATTCGTTTTATATCTCCTAAAAAACATTTTGATAAATTCCAACTTATTAACACCGGGATTTTTTCTTCTGTATCATACCTAATCGTAAATGTTGAATGATTTAAAATATACTCATCTTTATTTTTTACAGCAATGTCCGTCAACTCATCACTTTTAACAACATCAGTGATAACTACAAAAATGAAAAATGTCATCATAACTAAATAAATCTTTAACCAAAAAAACATAACATTCACCTTTTCTTTTATTTTTTTAACATATTAAAACCCCTCTCGGTTTTAAATTCCAAAATATTATTAAACTTACCCAAAATGTCATCATCTTTAATATGAGATATAATAAACAAATTTATATTACTCACTGCTAAAACAGACTCTACGAGCATAAAGAAATTGTCTATCCCCTCTTTATCCAAAGCAGAGTCTAATACTTCATCTATAACAAGTAAATTAGATACCATATTATTTTTAATTTCTATAATGTTTCTAAAAGCAAATAACACCGCAATATCCACACGTTTCTTTTCCCCCTCAGAAAAAGAATTATAATTTAATTTTTCACAACCAGTATTTAATATCTCTATTTCCATAAATTTATTAAATTCTAATTTATATTTTATCTCCGTCTTATTAAGATAATAATTGATAAATTGATTTAACATCGCTAAATATTTTTCTAGTGCTACTTGTTTAAATAATCCTTTCTGAAGTAAGCTATAAATTTCTTTTTTAATATACAATTGCTCATCATAATCTAATTCTTTCGCTTCCATTTCTTTTAAAATGCCTTTTAATTTATTTAATTTTTCATATATTTCTGTTGTTTCTGATTTTGTTTCTAATTTTATTAAATTCTTTTGTTGGTATTCAATATCCATTTTTATATATTCAATGCTTTGTATCTTTTTATTTAATTTTTGTTCAATCTCTTTTAAATCTTCATATTCTATGCTTAATTTGCCTGCTTCTATTTTTAATTCATTTTCTTTTTCTTGCAAGACATTGCTTTTCTTTTTTACTATATCGATGTTGTTTATAGACTCAGCAATTTTATTATTTTTAAAATTTTCTTCTATAACCTGTCCACACACCTCACATTTATTTTCAGAGTTATAAAATTTAATACTTTTTTCCTCTACTCTTATATCTTTCGATAAATCTGTCTGTTGATATTGATATTTTACTTGTAAGCCCAACAATTCTGTCAATTTTTCTTTAACTTTTTTTATATTTATAATTTGTTTTTTAAATATATCAATTTCTGTATAAATAGGCTCAATCTCTTTCTGTTTTTTTAAAATATCTTCTTTTAATTGATATATTTCGTCTTCATTATCTTTTTCAATTTTTTCTATAAACTGATTGTGTAATTTTATTTTATCTTTTATGCGGATTTTTAATTGCTTAAATTTTTCATACTCAGTTTTTAATTTATTCAACTCTTCTTTTTGCGTATTAAACATCGTTGTAAATACATTCAAATTTAATATTTCTTCTATCATATCTCTTTTATCTTTAGGTGGCAATTTCATAAAAGAGATAAAAGAACTTGACCCCAACATTATAAGTTGAGAAAATGCTTTTTTATCTATATGTAATAAAAATGTTTCTAAAAATTCTTGCTGGTCAACACTACTTGATTTATCTATTAAACTATCATCTTTATATATATCAAATTTATTAGGTTTTATCCCTCTTACTATTTTATAAAAAGTTTTACCTTTCTTAAATTGCAATTCAACTTTAGTATTAGATTGATTTATATTGTTAATCAACTGGTCTTTTGTTACCTTTCTAAATCCTTTGCCGAAAAGAGCAAAATATATAGCGTCCAGTATTGTAGATTTACCTGTACCATTCAACCCCATTATTAAAGTCTTCTTATGATTATTAAGCTCTATCTCTGTATAGACATTCCCTGTACCCAAAAAATTTTTCCATTTTATTCTTTGAAATTCAATCATAATTATAAATTCTCCTCAGTTGTATTATCGCTTATCACATTCTCATATAAATTTGTCAATTCTCTAATAATTTTATCTTTATGATTTAAATTTGGAGAACTGCTCATAATAACTTCATTAAAAATTTCCAACATGTCTATATTTTCTTTTTTCTCTAATTCTTTTAGTGTTTTTAAATCTATTGTATCAATTTCACTATCTTGTAAAATAGTAACTGTAGCATTTTTTTCTTCCAATTCTTCACAAAACAATCTCCATTTTAACCCATCATCATTATTTTTTATAATAACTTTTACCATTTTATCTTCCAGAGAACTATGCTCAGGAAAACTTGTTACATTACCGTTATCATAAACTACCTTACAAAATAAATTCTCCTTATTTTGAATATGTTGTAATTCTCTAGTATCAGTATTAAATATATGAAAACCTACAAGAGAATTAAAGTCCAGCCAAGTCAATTCATATGGCGTACCGAGATATGTTATATTATTTGATGTTGATTTTAAGTGAAGATGTCCTGAAAAAACATTTTCATATTTCTTAAAAAAACTTTCATTATAACCTTCTTCTATTGTATGTTGATTATGTTTGCTCATCTTAAAACCACAAATTTCAAGATGTCCAAGTAATAAATTTATATCATCACGTTTAAAAAATTCTTCTGTTTCTTTTATATTACTATCGTTAATCCAAGCCAAAAATCCTATATTAAAATCATCACCGCAAGGATAAACTGTATGATGTTTATAAATTGTTACGTTGGGATATTCTTTCAATAGAGGAATGATACTTACTTCAGAAGTATTATTAAAATATATATCGTGATTGCCTAAAATAGACTTAAATTCTATATCGTTTTGTAACATATAATCAAAAAAGAACTCTTTTACTTCTTTTAATGTTTCAATATTAACTGTTTTTCGTTTATCAAAAATATCCCCTAAACAAAAGACTCTTTTAACTTCATGTTTTTTAATGTAAGGGAAAAATTGATTTTGGAAAAATTCTTTTTGTTTTTTTAAATAGAACTTATTGTCGTTTGATTTACCGAAATGTAAATCCGTTATCAAAGCTATTTTCATAAAATTATACCCTCACTAAAAAATATTATTTTTTAAAGATGCCAGCCAACTTTCATTGACTGGCATTTGCCAAGTAGTTTAACTCTTCTCCAAAAGAAGGCGTAATCTACTCTGACTAGAGTCGGCAATCCGACTCAATTTTTATATTATTATATTTACTACCCAAATTTTTATATCCCTCCTTTTTATCTTCTTTTTTTTCTTCCTAAATTTTGACCGATACCCCTTCCTGTACCTCTGTTTGATGGTCTTATATCATTTACATTATTTACTGGAGTTTTAATAGGTTTATCATTACAAATACCCAAACCTCTACCAGTTTTTGCTCCCTCACCATTTCGTCCTGTCTTGTCCAATCCCGGCATTTTTTTATAACCTCCCCTTTTATTTTTATTTATAATAAAAGTACCACATTTTTTTCTACTTGTCAACATTTATTTTATTTTCTTCTATCTTTCTTGCTTCATTTTCAATTTCTTTTGCTTTTTTCTTTTCTGCTTTTTTTGCCAGCCCTTCTTCATGTTTTACTATAAATTCATCACCTGTTATTTGAAGATAGCTATTTACTTCCATGTTTTCATCAACACTCATAGTATCAATATATTTATTTAACAACTTATATTTTGTATATAATTGACGATTTTCTTTCATAATCTTCCTCGCAAACGTATTATATACTATAGTTGAAAAATAACAAAAAGGATTTGTTGATTTTGTTTCATCAAAATTTCCCATATATCTTACACAATTTTCTATACCATCTAGTATCATATCATCAATATAAGTATAATTATTAAAGTTTGATTTCTTGGCTAAATTATTTGATATTACTATAAAATATTGCCCTATTACATTATATACTTTATCTTTAGCATATAAAACATCTTCATCTGGATTTTCCACCCCACTTAACTTATTATATTCAACCATTGCCTCATAAAATAATTTATTGCTTACATAATCTTTTTTCGTTGAATCTGTTGGCGCTCTCTTTTTTCTTTTTTTTATTTGACCATTGACTATTGACAAATCAATCCTCCTTGTTAAAAATTTTTTTATGTTTATCTTTCCTACTATATTTAGTATCATCGTCCATAACCTTATTCTGATGATACATAAGGTTTACATGAGCCAATCTTTTTGTTATCTCAGGAACGAGATGTTTTAGTATTTTCTTCTTTCTTTTCTTTTTAGATTTTTTCATTTTATATATTCTCTATAAATGTTTGTATAGTACCCTCTTGTTTTTCTAACATAATTATAACTTTTTGAGTAATGTTTATAAAATACATTTCCTTAAACATTCTTCTGTATAATTCAGTTTGAAGCTCATAGTCTCCAATCCATTCTTTTTTCTTAGGTTTATTAGAAGTCTTAAAATCAATAACACTCAACACACCATCAAATTCAGCAATTAAATCGACTCTACCAGCCAATTTATACTTATGAGAAAATAGTACAGCTTCAGATAAGACTATATTATTTATATGTTCTTTTAAATAGCCTTTCATTGTAGTTTTAAAATAATCATTTAACTTAGGATGTATAGATTTTTTATATTGAATTGTTTCATTTTCTAATAACTGTTCACAATAACTATGAAACAAAGAACCATCGTGAGTTCCAGCATAAGACAATTCATTCCAGTTTTCAATACCCATTTGATTTATAATTTCATCAAATTTATTCGGATTACGGTCTTTTATATAAGTAGTAACACTCTTATATGGATTATTACCTCCTATATTATATACTCTACCACCTTTTTTTGTGGTTTCTGTATAATTTTTGTATTCCTTAACTAACTTCACGTTCTTAAACATAATGTACCTCTTTTTTTATTCTATAATATATACTAACACATTTTTTTCTAAATGTCAAGTCTTTTTTTACTTTATTTTTATTTTTTAGCAAAATAAATTTTGATTAAATTATAAATTTGATGAATAAGGCAGTGTTTTTATGTAGTTTTTCATAAATTGCCAATCTGGATTTCTATTTTTATCAACTGGCAATTTTATTTTAAGTTTTTGAGAACCTCCTAACCTAATTTGTCTACCATAAAACCATTTAATATTTTCTTGATTTATTACAGTTATTAAAAACAATCCTATATAATTACTCATATTAAATTTAGGTTTTAAAACAGTAACATCTGGACTTGCTACAAAATCAACTGATTGATAATAGGTTGTAGCCCCTATCTTTCCGATTGTAATTGAATTTTTAGAAAACTTCGGCTCTAAATCTGTCCAAGACATAATACCATTATTGGTATCACTAGCAGAAACTAATGGGACTTTGCCATTATTAAAAGAATCTTTTGGATAATATTTCCCAGCAAACATATCAAAAAAATCTATTAAATTAAAATATTCCCAACTTTCATAATCAAGTTTTATATCACTACTTGTAATTGATTTTTCAGAAATATTTTTAATTAAATTATTTGCAAATTCATTAACCAAAAATTTTCTCAATGTTTCTTTGAAATCAACTTTATTTAATTTACTATAATCTGTCTTCATGTATGCTTCCACACACCACTCATCACGAGCATTAACTACCCTTTTTATGCTATGACCTGCTATTTCTT